AAACAACAACAGTGATAAACATTGCGCCACAAAGGATTGAAGCCCCCGTCATAGAGGGAGAGGCTGTTGACCTTGATGCAATCAGAAATCAGTGAAGAGGTCATCCAGCTTTCAAGGCCTCAAGCCCTTGTTGCTCAGTCGCGCTCTAGGTTTCGTGTGCTGGTCGCTGGGCGGCGAACTGGTAAGTCGTTCTTATCCCGCTTTATCTTGTATCAACGCGCTAGATCGAACGCTGACAACGTGTGCTGGTACGTTGCGCCGACATATCGGATGGCGCGTCAGATCATGTGGAAAGATTTAAAAAACCATGTGCCGCAGCATGAAATCCAAAAAAAAGATGAAACCGATCTTCGGATCGAACTTATCAATGGGTCTATTATTGCTCTGCGTGGCGCTGACAATCCCGACAGCCTTCGTGGTGTTGGTCTTGATTTTCTGGTTATCGACGAGATCCAAGACGTGAACCCTGAGACATGGACAGCCGTGCTGCGCCCTGCCCTTGCCGACAAGAATGGTCGCGCTGTATTCTGTGGCACTCCCAAAGGCTATAACTGGTTTTATGACCTATTCTCTGGTGCGAACGAGCAACCAGACTGGGAAGCTTTTAGATTTAGAACCATAGAGGGCGGCAGGGTTGCCCCGTCAGAGATCGAAGCGGCAAAGCGCAGCATGGACATCAGGCTTTTCCGACAAGAGTTTGAGGCCTCATTTGAGACGCAGGGGGGCCGCGTTTATCACGCCTTTGAGAGATCATTCAATTTAGCGGATTGCGAGGACACAGGCGGGACGCTGCACATTGGCATGGACTTTAACATCAACCCCATGTCGGCGGTGGTTTGTGTCGAGGCTGGCAATGAGATCTGGGCAATAGATGAAATCAGCATTCCAGACGCCAATACAGATTTGATGGCGCAAGAGATAAAAGGTCGCTATAATGGGCGGCATATAGTCGTTTATCCAGACCCCAGCGGCAAAGCGCGAAAGACAAGTGCCGCCGTGGGTCAGACAGATTTTAGTATTCTGGAAGGGTACGGCTTCGACGTTGTGGCAAGTAACAAAGCCCCGCCGATTGTGGATCGCATCAACGAGGTGAACGCGATGCTCTGCAATAGCGATGGCGAAAGACGCCTCTTCATCGATCAACGGTGCAAAAACCTCATAAAATCGCTCGAAGGCTTAATTTACAAAGAAGGCTCAAGTATGCCCGACAAGACTTCTGGCTTGGATCACATGGCAGACGCCGTTGGCTATCTCATCCATGAAATGCATCCGATTGACGGAAATCAGGCTGTAGGCCCGATCAAGATTGCAAATTATTTTGGCTAGGGGATCATCATGCCAGTAAATTCACAACACAGAGAATATGAAATCTATAAATCACAGTGGAAGCGCATTCGTGACGCGATTGCTGGTGAGGACGCGATCAAGGCCGCAGAGGGCGAGCATTTGCCCAAGCCAGCGGGTCAGGACAGCTACGACTATAAACAATATCTCAAAAGGTCTTTGTTTTATGGTGCGTCAGGTCGAACGGTGCAGGGTCTTGTCGGTGCGATATTTCGCAAAGAGCCGATCATTGACATTCCATCACGCATTGAGCCTCTGCTTGAAAACGTGACGCTGACAGGGTTGCCGTTCGCAAACTTTGCAAAGATGACCGTTGAGGAAACAATCTCAATGGGGCGCTGCGGTGTTCTGGTTGATCGCCCGACAGGTGAGGACGGTCAGGCATATCTGAGGCTTTACCCAGCGGAAAGCATTATCAACTGGCGCACCGTCAACGACGATGGGATGGAAAAGCTTGAACAGGTTATCTTGCACGAAGAACGCCAACGGGCCGAAGCTGATGGTTTTGGCACAGAGTTCTACAACGTCTATCGGGTTTTAAATTTAACAGAAGAAGGCTACGAGGTCAGCGTTTATGAGGAAGGCGAAGATGCTGGCGGCGATCTGGTTTATTCAGCGGTTGAGAGCTATGAGCCGAAAAAGCGTGGTGAGCGTTTAGATTACATCCCTTTCATCTTCATATCTCCAAACGATCTGACGCCGCCCGTTGATAAGTCGCCAATTCTGGATCTGGTAAATGTAAATTTATCACATTACCGCACACAGGCTGATTTAGAGCAGGGCAACTATCTGACATCAAGCCCAACGCCTTATATCGTGGGCCAGAAAAACGCAGAGAACGCCGCTTGGTCTATCGGATCTGGGACGATTTGGTTCTTGAGCGATGGCGCATCAACAGGAATGCTCGAATATACTGGAGCGGGTCTTTCGTTTCTTGAGAAATCACTGGATCGCAAGCAAGCCATGATGGCGCTCTTGGGTGCAAAGCTTCTTGAGGAAAGCAAGCGAACCGCAGAGGCCGCAGAAACGCTCAGAATACGCGGAAGTGGCGAGAGCAGCATCTTGTCATCGATTGCGGAAACCGTGTCTCAGGGGCTTGCCAAGGCGCTTGAGTGGATGGCTGAGTGGGAAGGCGTAGACGCTGACATCAGTGTTGAACTGAACAAAGACTTCGTGGACGCCAAATTGACCCCGCAAGAACTCACAGCACTTGTTCAAGCTTGGCAAGCTGGCGCAATGGGTCAGGCCGACATGCTTTACAACTTGCAGCGCGGTGAAATGCTCAGACCAGACGCCAATATTGAAGATATTCGTGACGAGATCGATCAGGAAACGCAACTAGATCGTGACGATATCGTAGAGGATGAGGCCGAGGAACTAGAGGAAACTGACCCAATCGACATTGCAGCGGAGTGACTTAAATGCTCAAGCCCAAGATCGCCCCGACTACTTTGAACGTAAGCGATAAGGTTCAAGACCTTTCGATCATTCATGCGATAAATTTAGAAAGATTAAAGCAGAGTGAGGTTGTCAAAGTTCTAGACATTCTGGACGATCTTGGGTTGTCCATCCAAAAGCAGTTGGAAAAGATTGACCCAACAGGCGTGGGGCCGACTTACAGAGCGCGGCGACTGGCAAAGCTTCTCCAAAACGTAAAGGCGACAACGAAGGCACATTTCAGTAAGGCCAAGGCGGCGAACAGCAAAGGCCTGAGTGGGGTCGCGTCTGTCAGCGCTAAAGCCACACAAAACATCGTCAACGGCTCTCTGGGCGTCTCTCTGGGCGCGGCATTGCCATCTGCGGCGACTTTACAGTCTTTGGCTGGCAAGGTGCTTATTGAGGGCGATGTGGTCAGTGAATACTGGAAACAGCAAAACGCACAGGTGACAGGCAACTTTCTTCGACAGATGAGAATGGGCGTTGCTGGTGGTGAAGGATTGCAGAGCCTTATCCAGCGGGTTCGAGGCACTAAGGAAAACAACTTCACTGATGGCATTATGAACGCCACAAAGAAAAAGGCTGAGACGCTGGTTCGATCATCTGTTGCGGCGGTCAACAACGAAGCAATCATCAAAACTTACCAAGCCAATGAGGATCTGTTCAACGGCTATCAGTGGATGGCAACACTGGACAGTCGGACAAGCGACATTTGCAAGGCAAGATCAGGGCTGACTTGGGACAAAGATTTCCAGCCAGTCGGTCATGGAATTGGTTGGTCAGCGCCACCCGCTCACTTCAATTGTCGATCAACGGTCATAGGGGTCTTAAAGCCTTGGGCTGACTTAGCAAACAAACCCTTGCCAGCGGTTGGTGCGGAAACGCTAAAAGAAGAACTCACGAAGTCGCTCATGGCGCGTGGGTTATCCCCTGCCCTAATCAGTAAAGCGATCAATAAAACCCAGCAATCTATGGACGGGTTTGTTGCTGGGGATATAAATTTCGAAGATTGGCTAAAGGGTAAAAGCGAGCGGTTCCAAAAGGCTATTCTGGGCGACCAAAAGTGGGAACTGTGGAACACAGGCAAGATTGGATTTGTTGATCTTGTCGATCAGAAGTCGCACCCACGGTCACTGGCAGAGCTTCAAGCGCTTGTCGATCAAGGCAGAACATCACCATTGAAGGCCAACAAGGCGGCAAAAGAGGCGGCAAAGCAACAAGCCGAGGCGGCTGCGCTGGCAACAAAGGCTGCGGAAAAGGCTGAGAACGCGGCACAGGCTCAGATTGATGAGATTGCCAGCGGGTGGGCTGGGGCCAACAAGAAGAAAGTTTATGATAAATTAAAAAAAGACGGGATTGACGGATTAAGCGCAACTCAGGTCATGGCGAAGATCGATGAGGGCGTGGCGCAAATCAACATTACCGCCAATATCGCAAAGGCCAAAAAGAAACTCAAAGACGGTAAGCCACTCAGCAAGACCGAAGATGCTGCATGGGCTACGGTTGACGATGATCTCAAAGCGGCATTTGTTGCAAGCTTACAAGCTGAGAGCGCTATATTTAAAACGATTGATGGCCTGATCTCAGAGGCAAACTCGAATAAAGAATTTCTTGATGTTGTGGGTGGTGACACTTCACTTTTGCGAGCCAAGAAGGCCTTCTCAAAAGCCAAAGCCAAAAGCCAAGGTTATTTGGTTGAGGAGCTTGACGCGATCATGAGTGAGCCAGAATTGACGTTTGTGAAAACGTTGAAGGGGTTTGATGGTTTGGACAGTTTGATTGAGGCGAGAAAACTCCCCAAAATCGAGGCTGAGAAATTTGTTGATGATTACAAAAAGGCCAAACTTTCTGCAAAAGCTGTGGTTGATAAGCAAATAGAAATCGAAGTTGCGGCAAAAGCTGCGGCTGATGAATTTGTGCAACAGCAGGGCGCATTAAAAGCTTTGATGTTGAGCGATCCAGATGAATTTGATTTTGCAAAATACGCTGTGCCAAAAGACATTGAAGACACTTATATAAAACTGGGGCCAAAGCTTGCAAAAGAAGAAGCTGACTTTCACATTTATCAACATTCTTACGACATCAAATCAGATAACGAAAAAATCACAGCCGCTCTAACAAAGCAAACAGATGAGGCCACAGAATACCTCTCGAAGGCCAAGGAAGGCGGGACAGGGTTTTCGACGCATAAGGTCGCCTATGACAACTTATCGAAGTCTGGGGGGCTAACAGGCGATGCCATAGCTGATGCTGCAAAGGTTCAGGCTGAGAAGGATGTCATACAAGCGGCAAAGTCTTTGGCGGCGATGAAAACCAAGATCAAGAAAAAGTTCAAAGCCAACAAACCTCTCGCGCCGAAAGAACAGGAAGCATTTGATAGCTTATCGGCTGACGATCAAGATCTCCTAAAAGAGGCCGCTAGTGCGGGAAAGACCGCCAAGCAGTTAGACGATGACGCGGCGGCTATCGTCACTCAGAAGGCCACACAGAGGGCAGACGAGGGTGTTCTGTTCGATGACCTCAAACAGGTTGGGGATCAAGACGGATCAAACACGGGCGGCTTATTCAAGAGTAATGTTGATGGTCAAAAGTTTTATGTAAAAGCGCCAGACACAGAGCTTGCAGCAAAGGTCGAAGTTTTATCTTCAAAACTCTATCAAGCGGCTGGGGTCAGAGTTGCGAATGTAAACTTTATAAATTTAACAGGTAAGATTGGAAACCGCGATGTGTCGGGTCGGGTCGGCGTTACCAGCGCAATTGAGGAAATTGAGGACGTTGGAACCTCTCAGATGGGCGCTCTATCGGGGGCCAAGGATGGTTTCGCGGCTGATGCTTGGTTGGCAAATTGGGATGTGGTCGGAAACGGTGGGCCAAAACAGTTAAATTTAAAAAAGCTCCCTGATGGCTCAAGCTTTCGATTGGATACGGGCGGCACTTTGTTTTTCAGAGCGCAGGGTGGAAGAAAAACCTTCTCCGCAAATGAGGTTCCAGAATTGGATAGTTTGCGATTTAACACGTTCAACTCAGGTGAGGTTTTCGGTGACATAAGCGACGATCAAATTGTGGCGGGTGTTGCTCGGATTGTTGCAATTAGCGACGATGACATCAGACGATTGGTCAACGACACGATGGGCGATGATGCCGATGATCTGGCTGATGTCCTCATAGGCCGAAAGAGCGTCCTAGAGCGCACTTACGCCAAGCAGCTTGCGAAGTATAACAAAAAGCAGAAACCCTCACCACTGGCGCGTGTGACGAAGGAAGAGAGCGCTTTAATCGAAGAAAGTCGGGTCAACGGTTATATTCTGCCCAGTGATAAGCTGGACATTGAGGATCATGAGATCAGAGCCAACTTTTTAAAGAGAAACAAGAAAGACGTTACTCAGTTAAATTTGCGTTTACGCCCAGAGGCTATGAAGCGGATAGAGAAAGCGCTAATTGTCGAAAAGGGCGCAGCCGATTTGCCCAGAATAGATTTTGCTGAAATGAACGATAGCATCGTGGATGCAATTCGTGGGATTATGAGCCGAGCAAAAAAGGGAGAAGCTTTTTTAGAGAAAGACTTTACTCGCGCCCAGTTTGCACTCGGCAGAATAGCCGACAAACTCAAGGAACTTGAGGATCTTCAAGCCAAGGGCAGAATACGGTTGGACGATATAGAAAGCTTCAAGGTTGAGACTGGTGTAACAAGAGACGTTTTGGCGAGTTTTTATAGCCGATATAAAGTCGGGGATACGAAGCTTGATCGGGACGATTTGTTTAAAGTGAATTTTGAAAAGCTTTCACCGATTAATCAAATACCAGAAAAAGTAGAAAAAAAAGTTTCGGACGAAATCAAGTGGATCGACAAGGGAACCGCTCAATATTATCGCTCTACATTTCGAGACAGTTTTGCTGAACAAACCAACCAAACATTTGAGGGCTTGGGAACAACCTACGAAACGACGATTGGCGGTGTTCGCATTAAATATTTCCCAGACAACGCACGGGACAGCCGCGCAGCGCTTGTGGGACGCATGGAGATTGAGGTTGATGGGGCTTCGGCGGCGTCAGTAAAGGAAGGCTTAGACGCCCTTGAGAACCTTGGCATCGACTCCACTAGGGCGACATCCCTTGACAGAGAAGAGCTTTATTTGACCAAGATCTTTTATCACTTCAGCGGAGTGAAAAGAGGGGATCAAGGCACTGATCTTTATGCCCAGCTTTTCAAAGAACAAATGGAAAAGCTAAGTAAAATCGGATCTCAAAACGAACGTGTGAAGCTTTTAAAGAAACATGCATCTGAGGCGGCAGGGGTCAAAGACATCACGGCCCTACCGTTATATAATGCGTCAGGTGAATATCAGCAGTTCGGTCACGGTAAGTCTTTGCACCTCAACCCAGCCTTTACTGGGAAAGCGTGGGAAAACTTTCTTGATGAGGCGGTCATATATCATGACCTTGAGTTTGGAAAAGGCTACGGCACTCAGGTTGACAGCTTTAAAAACATTATCGGCGGCGGCGGTCAGTTAGCATCGACAACAGACAGAATGAGACGGGGCATTCCTCTTGGAGAGGGTGGATCAGAAAAGCGCGACACCGCCTCTGGTGGGGCTTCTTATGTTTTTTCTAGGCTAAGATATGCTCGACAAATAGGTAGTAATGCAGGGCTTGTTTGGAAGAGCAAAAGACACGCAAGACGGTTGGACGCCATGTCTTATATAAATGACAAATATGGTTCTCAAAGGTTCTCAACAGGCGTTTCGGTTAGCAAGAAATACAGCAAATTCGACGATTGGGATGTATC